CGTGGTATTTATCAACAATTGTAAGTTGTAATATTAAATCACCAATTGCAGGTTATAAGTCAAGTAATAAGAATAAACAAATGAGTCATATATTTGTTAATCATAAAGCAAAAAGTATATGGTTAAAAGAATTAGATGAGTTGTTTGATAAATTAAATGCTAAAGAAATATATAGAGCAAAAGCAAATTTAATATTTAATACAAATAAAAAAACTGTTGGTGGTTGGCATTACGACAATCAAGTTGATAAAGACATAAAAATAGCAATTTTGTATTTTGATAATAACAATGGATATACCTTGCTCGAAGATGGAACTAAGGTTAAAAGCAAAAAGAATAGAGTGTTAAAATTTAATGATGATGTTTTACATACATCAGTAGCACAAACAGACAAAGATACTAGGATTGTTTTAAATATAAATTACAAATAATGGATTTAATATACGAACATCCTAAAAGAATAGGTGCAGAGTTTTGTCAAAAAACAATAGATGCGTTTGAAAACTTATCTGAAATGGGTTGTGTAAGAACAAGACATGACAGCGTAAGACGAGATAACCAAACAAACTTAGCTTCAATAGATGATGCTAATATGCGAAACACAGAATTGTCTAAAGAGTTTTTTGGATTTATTGAAGAAGGGTTAGACAGTTATGTACAAAAATATAATCTACAAAAAATGTTCAATGATGGTTTGTGGTGTAAAGATTTTTTAGTACAACGAAGCATTGCAGATATGTGCGAACAATATAGCACTTGGCATTGTGAAGCATCAAGTAGGGAAACATCAGATAGAGCAATGACTTTTATAGTTTATTTGAACGATAATTATAAAGGTGGTGAAACACAAATGTTGTTTCAAAAGAAAAATATAAAACCAGAGATGGGTAAATTAGTTATTTTTCCTGCATATTACACACACATACATAGAGGTAATATGATTGAAAAAGGAACAAAATATATAGCAACAGGTTGGATTTATTGTTAGGAGAATAATATGCCATATTTAGGATGTAATAGTGATGGAGTAGCAATTAGTGGTGTTTGGACTACTGAGGCAGATGTGCCTGATGGACAAACTGCTAGAGAAATATCTGGTATAGCTAGAATAGGCTCTACACATAATGGTACTAATTGGGTTGACGAAAGAACATATAAACATAAAAGAAAATTAGCTTATCCAGATATAGGCGACCAGTTAGATGATTTGTTTGCTCAAGGACATTTTAGTTCAACTATGGCTGCAAAAATACAAAAGGTTAAAGACGATATACCAAAAACATAAATGAGTTATAGTTATTGGCAGTATGAAAAAGAATTAAATACTGACCAAATAAAAAGAATATTTAATTGTTTTGATTCTTTTCAAAACGGAACTGTAAACAAAGGTGATGTTGATAGCAAAATTAGAGTTACGGATGTTGCTTGGTCTAGAGAAAAAGAATTGTATGAATTATTCTTTCCGTATTTAGATAGAGCAAATCAACAAGCAGGTTGGCATTTTGAAATTGATGCTTGTGAAAACTTTCAATTAGGTAGATACAAAGAAGGACAAGGGCATTATGACTGGCATATAGATGGAGATGGTCATAATAAAATAGATTCAAACGCAACTCTTTTAAAAGACAAAGTTAGAAAAATATCTATGGTACTTTGGTTAAATGATAATTTTGAAGGTGGGGATTTTGAATTACACAAATCTGTTTGTGAGGAAGGAAGGATTAAACCTACAAAAGGAACTTTAATTTTTTTTCCAAGCTATTATTTACATAAAGTACATAAAGTAACAAAAGGAACTAGATATTCGTTAGTTACTTGGTTTGTTGGAAATAGGTTTTTATGATAAAAGAAAAAGCATTAGGTTTATTTATAGGGATATTATTAACAGCTATTATGTTGTTTACACCTATTAATGTTGTAAACGCTGCTGACCCAATTGTTACAAATAGTACAAGTAATAGTACAGTAACAACAAGTACAGACAGTAAAAGTACAGTTAGGACTAACCCACCTAGTGCAATTAGTCCGAGCATTAACGCAAGTAATAGTGACTTATGTATGGTAGGTGTTAGTGGAGCAGTACAGACACAGATACTAGGTATTAGTACAGGACAGGCTTACTCAGATGAGAACTGTATGAGATTAAAGAACGCTAAAGTATTATATGATATGGGTATGAAGGTAGCAGCAGTTGCTTTAATGTGTCAAACGAGAAGCGTGTTTGATGCAATGAAATTTGCAGGAACCCCCTGCCCGATAAATAATCCTGTAACTGGTGAAGGGTTAATAGGACAAGAAGCAACAGCAGAATGGAGATTGAATCCTAAAAAGATTCCACCTAAACCACCTGCTTCTAATATGAATAGAGGAGTATTCCTTGAGAAATTGGTTAGTGGCATTCTTGGCGTTATCCTTCTCGCTGTTCTCGTTATCTGACCCAGAGATAATTGAGCATCAGATAGCAGATGATGGTTGGGTGGAAGTACCTCTTGACTTTACTTTTCCTTTTTATGGAAATAGTTATGTCACTAGCTTTATGTTTAGTAACGGTGTTGTGGGGTTTCTTGACCCTCTTGATGTACCCGGTACTGGTTATGTACATGATGGGTTGTGTTGTTCTGGACAAGATTTTAGTAGTGGAGCAACAGGTGTAAGGTTTAACTACACTATAATGCCATGGCATACTGATTTAATAGACACAGGTATTGGTAAGTTTTATACACAAGGTGATTCTACATTCCAGAAGTATATGTGGGAAAACTTGTCAGAGTATTACAACAGAGATACAAGTAATACATTTGACCTGACAATATACCCAATGGGTAACATAGATGTAAACTATGAACAGGTACAAATAAATAACCACGCAGTAACAGTAGCAGTAGTTGGAGATTTAAGTTTAGGTGAGTATGAACAATGGTTCTATAACCACCCTACTAACGGAGCAATCTTTTGGAACAGTGCAGAAGATGACCCAGTAGAAATAGCAAACGGAGAGAGTGTATGCAGTGTAATACCAGACAGTCATATCAGTTGTTTATACTACCCACAAGTCTATGCTGATAATGTGTATAATCAACAATGTGCATTGGACCCTCTGTACGATTACGGTTGTGATGGATGGAGTGATGCTTACATAGATGAATATGTTGAGGAAGATGTACCAGAAGTTTGGGAAGCTGATGAGGAAGATACTGAATCAATATACGTCTTGGAAGAGCCAGAGGTTTTTCAAGTAATAGAAATAGAACCGTTGGATGACTACACATTAATTTCCACAACCATAGAAGAAGCCATACCAGAGATGGAAGACTTGTTTGAGGAAATAGCACAAGAAGAATTAATAGAGGAAATAGAAGCAGAGTTAGAAGAATTCCTAGAGCCAGAGTTAGAAGAAGAACCTTTAGAAGAACCAATAGAAGAGGAACTTGATGAGCCAGAGCCAGAAGAAGACACCATACAAGAAGAACAAACAGAAGAAGAGCCAGAACAAGAGGCGGTAGTAGAAGTTGTAGAAGAGCCCAAGCTAGTACAGAAAAAGAAAGAGGCTAGTAAGAAAGAAAAGATGCGTGAGATTATAGGTAACAAGCTAAAGAATCTTGCAGTAGAAATGGGCGAAGCTGCATCACTAGAAGAACAACAAAAACTACAAAGCCTAATACTTGCACTCTTAAACTTTAATGCTGGATTTGACAGCTACAACACACAACTACTTATTGATGGTGTGTTTTATAAAGACAAAGGTATATATTTAGACAAGGATATACCAGACAATCAAAGAGGATTAAGAAACGGTTTGGCTAACGAAATACTACATAATAAATTAATGGACTTGCAATGGCAGAAGTAGAATACGGTGGGATTAAAGTAGGTGGTAGTAAGTTACTATTAATCATTCCTTTAATTGGTACAGTATTAGGTGGTGCTTGGGGCGGATTTGAAGTGTACCAAAGATACCTAGACATGGAAGCCAAAATAGATTCTTACATTGCACCCGATTTGTCAGGCATAGAAAAAGACTTGGCAGTTATAAACGAGCATATGTCTACAGTAAATACACATATGGAGTTTGTTAGTAAAGAGATTGATTTGTTTAAAGAAGAACTAGACTTGATTAAAGCAAATGTTGATGAACAGATTACATATGTGAAAGAAGTAAAAAAGGATGTTAGAGAAGACATGAGACACCTTGAAAGTATTGTTAATGATGTAGAAACTAAGTTGCAAAAACAAAAAGAAAACTTAGCAACAATGATTGACAACGCTGACACAAGGTTTGACCAGAGAAGAGATGCTCTTTATTCTGATACAGATAGAAAAATTAAAGATGTAGAAGATAGACTTAACACAAGACTACAAAGAGCTTTAGATAACCCACTAGCAAATTAGGAGAATAATATGCCACAAGGACCGGGAACTTACGGAAGAAAAAGAGGAAGACCACCAGTTAAAAGACCAGTTAAAAAGAAATAATGGCAGATGCACGATTAAAAAAAGCAGGTGTCTCTGGGTATAATAAACCAAAGCGTACACCTAGTCACAAAACTAAAAGCCATGTTGTTGTAGCCAAAGAAGGTGGTAAAGTAAAGACCATTAGATTTGGACAACAAGGAGTTTCTGGTGACAGAACCGCTACCAAAAGGTCAGCATCATTTAAAGCGAGACACGCTAAGAATATAAAAAAAGGTAAGATGTCTGCTGCTTACTGGGCTAACAAGGTGAAGTGGTAATGGCTAGACGAGGACTGTACGCAAACATAAACGCTAGGAAAAAAGCTGGCACAAGTAGAAGTAAAAAGAAATCTACTATCAGTAAGAAAGCCTATGCTAATATGAAAAGAGGATTCAAAAAGAAATGAATGATGAGATTAGTAGAATGCAATTACAATTAGACAAACACTCTGGCCAAATAGCAAAGCTGTTTAGCAAGATTGATGACACTAATTTGTGTATACAAAAGATTAACACTTCATTACTGCAAATTAAATGGGGAGTGTTTGGTGCATTTGCTTGGTACATCATAGGACAAGTAGGGATTATAGAGGCAATGAGGTTAGCAATATGATAGCATTTTTAACAAACGTAGCACCAATAGCACTGGGCTTTGTTGCTAAGTTGTTTGCACTAAAGAGTCAAGCAGCAGCAGAAAATCAAAAGTTAATGATACAGAACTTGCAAGCACGCAATGATTCTATTAACCAAGCAAGAGACAGAGCAGACAAAGAAAGTCCAATGGCTGCACTTAATAGACGAGTTATTATATTTGTTATATTGGCACTTATAATATTTACACAAGTAGCTCCAGTGTTTTTTAATGTACCAACAGTAATACCTAACACTATAGAAGGATTTAGTTTTTTTGGTATACAGTTTACACCAGACATAGTGGAGTATATAGAAATACAAGCTGGTTCAGTATTGAAGATGGATGAAATCTTTGGCTGGGCTACTATGATAATAGAGTTCTACTTTGGAGCACAATTAGCAAAAGGAAAATAACATGGCACTAGAATCCACAACATACATAGACGGGTTAGTAGCAACAAACCCTACCGGTACAGACCCAAGGAGTCAAGGAGATGACCACATAAGACTAGTTAAGTCAGCAGTGGCTGCTACCTTTCCCAACATTGCTGGTGCTGTAACAGCTACGCACACAGAAATAAATAAGATAGATGGCTACACTGGAACAACAGCAGAGCTAAACTACAATGATGTACCAACGCTAGGAACAGTAGAGGCATCAAGAACTGTGACTGCTGATGCTGTAGGAACAACAACTAATTTAAAGACCAAAAAGCAAACAGAGATTGTTAATGCAGTAGGTACAGTCAGTACCTCAACAGCAATTAACTTTGCACTAGGCAACGTAGTAACTGCTGTACTTGCAAGTGGCGGAGCGTTTACAATTACTAACGCACCAACATCTGGCATATACGGTAAGTTTAAATTAATACTAACTAACGGTGGTACGGTAGCAGACCCTTGGCCCAGTAGCGTTAAGTTTGCTGGTGGCACTACACCTACACTAACAACAAGCGGAATAGACATTCTTACATTTGAAACAATTGACAACGGTGCTAACTGGTACGCAGTTGTTGATGGTTTAAACATGAGTTAGGAGATACATGGGAATTTCATTAGAACAAGCTAAAGCAATAGAAGAAGAGCAGCAAAAAGATTTTTTAAATAAGGTAGGGTTTAGCCAAAAAATATCAAATATATTTAATCCTGCTGTAGATTATGTTGTAGATGGTGGTCTTTCTGATTTTTATACTAGGTTAAATGCCGGATTTGATGTTTCAGATGATGAAATTAGAAGACATCGTTTAAATAAAAACATAGGTTACGGTGGAGGTAAAGCAGGATATAAGCACATAACTACAAACAGTGTTCCAGTTTCTGATGCTACCGATGGTTATCATATAAGGTCAGGAATTGATTTTGGAAATTTAGCTACTGGAGATAGTTTGCCGGGTGGTGGTTTGCCTGCTGCTATATCTGGAATTGCGTATCAACAACTTATGGGGTTAGGAGATGGCACTGTAGGTAAAAACGCTTTTTTACAGTCAGTAGATAATATAACTGGTCTTAGAGAAAGTGGAAAAGCACCTGCTCTTGATACATTGTATGAATTTGGTGGCAATGTGTATAATCTTTTTAACCAACCAAGTACACCTAGTCTTGATATTACAGCATTAGGTGGTCCTAGAGCTAAAGGTAATTTTACTAAAGGCACAATTAATGTAGAGGATTATTCTACTAAAGTAGCTAGAATACAAGCAAAAAAAGAAGCAGCAGCTAAAGCACAAGCAGCAATACAACAAAGGCAGCAACAACAGGCACAACAACAATCACAATTAGCTGCTATGAATACACCTAGAAACATAACAAAGTTTGGGCCTGCTAGGTCAACAACAATTAAAGGTGGCAGGGGTGGTAGAGGAAATGTAGGGGCAAGAAGAAAAGCAACTTCTGCACCAGTATTTAAAAGCTATGGTCCGCCTAATATGCAGAGGTTCTAAATGCCAGCACAAGTAACAGTATTAAACCCTACAGGAATTAACAGAGATATTGATTCTTATGAACTACCAGAAACTCAATGGTCTGATGGTAATAATATACAATTTGACAATGACAAGACTGCTAAAGTATTAGGACAACAACAAGTATTTGGTACACCCACAGTAGCACCTTACTGGTTATTACCTTTTAACACTACAACCACTGACTATTGGATTTACCCTAGCTTAACTAAAATATACAGAGTAAGTACATCCGGAACTACAACAACTCACGCTGATGTAACACGTTCTAGTGGTGGTGATTATTCAGCTACTGCTGCTAAAGGATGGAACGGTGGAGTTTTAGGTGGTGTAGCTATACTCAACAACGGTGTAGATGACCCACAAATGTTAGGCACAGCCTCATCTGCTTTTGCTGACTTAACTAATTGGCCAAGTAATACAAGTTGTCAAGTTATTAGACCATTTAAAAGATTCTTAGTAGCACTAGACACAACAGAGTCAAGCACACGATACCCATTTAGAGTTAAGTGGTCACATCCAGCAGAGGGCGGTACAGTTCCTACAACTTGGAATCCAGCAGATGCAACTAAAGATGCTGGCTATGTAGATTTATCACAGTCTAATGGTTATGTGATTGATTGCTTACCGTTAGGTGACGTTAATATTATATATAAACAGGACTCAATTTGGTCTATGGCATTTGAAGGCGGACAGTCTATATTTGGATTTAGGCAACTATTTGATGATGTTGGTATACTAGGTAGGCACTGTGCAAAAAGTTTCGATAACAAGCATTTTGTGGTCTCTGAGGATGATGTGTATGTACACGATGGTCAGACTAAAGAATCAATTGTAGACCAACAAATTAGAGACGAACTATTTAACTCTATGCATCCAGACTACAAGACAAGAACATTTGTAGCTGCGGACAGAGAAAAAAATGAAATGTGGGTATGCTTTGTATCTAACACTAATGACACGAATGCATTTGCAGACACAGCTTATGTGTATAATTTTAGAAACAATAGCTGGTCTAAAAGAGACTTGCCATATGTAAGTTACATTTCTTGGGGTATTGTAGACACAGTAAGTACAAGTGACTGGTCAGAGTCAGGAGACTGGGACACAGACAGTGAGTCTTGGGATTCACCACTTAAGCCTAGTTTATTATTAGCTGCTACAAGTGCTACTAAATTGTATGTATTAGGTAGTAATCAAAATGCAGGAACAAGTTTTAGAGCATATGTAGAAAAGGAACATATGAATTTAGGGTATCCGGGTACTAAGACTATACAAAAGATTGTACCAAGAATAAGTGGTACAGGTTCAGTAGATTTTTATGTAGGTCAAGAGATGATGCCACACGAGGGTACAACATGGAAAGGACCATATACATTTACTAGTGGTGTACATTCAGAGATACCAGTAAGAGCCACAGGAAACTATGTAGGTATTAGAGCAGAGTCTACTGATGCAAACACATGGGCATTAGCTAACTTAGAAGTACACTGGAGTCCGTCAGGAAACAGAGGTAAGGGAGTATGATTCGTTATTCTCCTGCACCAGTACCTGATGATGCAAAGGATTTACCTGCATATTTAAGACAAGAGTTTTCTAGAATGTCTGCTATAATAAGTAACATAGCTGATGGACATTATGACGAATCTAATGCAGTTCCATCTAAGCCAAGAGCTGGAGATGTCAGGTACGCAGATGGTACTAACTGGAATCCGGGCAGTGGTGAGGGGTTATATTTATACTTAAGCACAGGAGCGTGGAGTAAACTTTGATTGAAGGGATTAAGGGAGAGAGTGTAGAGGCTTGGTGGCCTCTCGTTGAAGAATACTTGAATGCAGCCCTGAAACATGGTTTAGGCGAGTATAGTACTAGTGACATAAAAAGTGCCTGTAAATCAAAGAATATGCAGCTTTGGGTAAAAATAGGCACGCATGTAGAAGGTGCTTTTGTTACAAAGATAAGTAAGTATCCACAGAAAAACATATTATGTGTATTACTATTAGGTGGAAAAGAATTTATGGAATGGAGAGATGAGGCAGATGCACTCCTAAATGCATTTGGAAAAGAAAACAATTGTGAGTATGTAGAACTATTTGGTCGCAAAGGATGGGGAAAGGTACTTAAGGATATTAATTATAAAGAACAAACAAGATTATTTGCAAAGGAGATAAACAATGTCTAAAGGTGACAACACAAGTACAGTAAACCAAGACCCTTGGGATGTCGCTGTACCTTATATGGAAAGTGGCTTTAAAGAAGCTGCTAATTTATATAACAACAACACACCTCAATACTACAGTGGTCAAACACAAGCAGGCTTTACACCAGACCAACTAACAGCACAGCAAGGTATTAGAAACTTTGCAACACAAGGTGCTCCTAGTATAATGAATCCTGCGTTAAGTGCTTATCAACAAAACCTTGACCCTAGTATGATTGATGTGGCTAATAACCCATATGTTAATAACATGGCACAGGCAGCAGCAGATAGAGCAATGGCAGGTGTACAGGATAATTTAACAGACATACGAGGTGGTGCTATTATGTCAGGCGGTTATGGTGGTGGCAGACAAGGTATTGCAGAAGGTAATGCTATAGCCGGAGCAGCAGATGCAGCTAATCAAGCAGCAGCACAAATATATAGCAACGCATATGGACAAGGATTAGGGCAGCAAAGAGCTACTCTAGGAATGACTGGTGGTTTAATGCAAGCTGGCTTCAGTCCTTATAGTGCATTAGGTGCTTCCGGTGGTCAACAGCAACAAAGAGAGCAAGCATTAATACAAGATGCTATGGCTCAACAAGAGTTTGAGCAAAACTTACCATATCAACAATTAAAACAGTACCAGTCTGGTATTACAGGGTTTAGTCCTTTAGTTGGAAACGCAGGACAATCCATATCTACAACACCGGGTGCTAGTGCTATGAGTAACTTAGGTGGTTTGGCTCAAATGTATAGTTTATTTTAAGGAGACAAAATGGCAATAGGCCCTATAAAAATTACTTTAGCAGATAGGTACGCAAACCCATATCCAACAGATGTGCATTCTCCTTACACTGCTCCGGTGTCTACCCCAGCACAAAATACTAGCGGACCCGGTCCTTGGAATAATTTTAACCCAGTACAGCCTCCAAGTCTTTTTGATGATAGTAGCTGGATGAGTGATAATATGGACTTAACATATGACATACCAGCAGATGATATGCAAGCAAACTATGAGTATGAAGCATATGGTGGCTCAAGAGGTCCAGACTGGAGCTTTAATCCTATACCTCCTAACACAACTCCATCAGAGCCAAGCAGAAATCCATCGCCAGTAAATACTACTGGAGGAAACAATGCTGCTGTTGTAGCAAATGCAGTACCAACAACACCAGTATTAACTCCAAAAGTTTTTAGACAACGCACACCTTCTGGAACTATATACGCACCAGATTTGTCTGCATACAATGATTCGTCTTTATTTAATTATACTGGTCCGGGTGGCTTAGATGAATACACTTATGGGCAAGGATTAAGAACAGGTGGTGCAGATTATAGTATATTTGGTACACCTACTAATGTAGCAAATCCTTATTATGAAGGACAATTTGGTGAAGGATATACAGAACCAGCAGGAGTAGCAGATGCTGCTATAAACATGCCAGCAGTTGAGTTACCAGAAGGAGTACAGCCGGTAAGTGCTGATGTTAGTATGCCTGCATTTAATGGCATTACACCTAGGCCACCTATTTCTGCTGGAGATTTAACGTACCAGCAAACAATAGATGAAATGGGCATATTTGGACCAGACAATCCTCCGCCTAGCACTATGTTTCCTAGTCCTAATAATACAGAGGCTTCTTTATTTTTAACTCCAGAGCAACAAGCTATATTAGCAGAACAAAATAGAATGCAACAAGGACAAATAGGAAGTATACCATATGCTCCAGCAATGGATGACACTGCTGATGTCGAGTTAGGTATGCAACCATCAACTCTTCCTAGACAACCAACGGTTCAAGAACAGGCTGACCAACTACAAAATATGGCTGACCAAATGGCACTTAATTTAACAACAGAAGAATTAAGAGATGGTTTGTTTATTGAGCCTACATTTAGTAGAGACAGTAATGGAAACTTTGTAGGTAAAATGGGAATACCTGATACATTTTTACAAGACAAAACACCAATAGAATCTAGAGCAGATTATTCTTTTGATGATAGTATGTTGTTTAATCAACCATTAACTCAAGCAGAAATGGATAACCAAGATTTGTACCAAGGCAATGATGGTAATTACTATAAAAACTATGATGATTTAGGTACACAACCAGTAACACCAGAGCCAGTTGCTGGTCCTAAAGAAGAAACTCTTAATGAAATTTATGATGACATTGCTAGGTTAGAGAATGATACTAAGTTTAATAACATGTATGCTGAAGTATTAAAAGAAGTAACTGATTTTACTGAAGCTAGAACAAATCTTGTTAATAAACAAACAGCAGCAACAGTAAAGAAAACTAATGATGCTAGGGCTGCGGTACAGGATGCAGCTAGAAGACCTACACCAGCATCTAGGCCAGCACCTAGGCCAGTTGCTCCATCAGGAGGATACAGCACAGGAAATTTAAACAACAGTTTTTCAACACGCAGAGATGTTAGAAATCTTTTTGCTTAGGAAAAAATATGAATTACAAATTTAAAGGAGAAAGATAATGGGTTATTGTACAAATGCTAATGGAGCATTAGTTCCATTTGCTAATGACAAAGCATCTTGTGATGCAGTAGGAGGTACATTCTCAGAAATAAACCAAGTTCGCAATGCTTTTAATAGAGAAGAAATAGAAGAAGTTCCTGTAGGGCAGGCTGGTTTTTTAGATAGAAACAATATAATAAGTGGTATTAAAAACCTAGCAAGTCCGGATGCTTGGATAAGTAACTCAGCAGAATTAGCTGAAACTCCTTATGTAGGTGGTTTAATTGATGTGTTAAACCCTGCTCCTGAGATTGCTTCAATAATAAAAAACATGACTGACCCCGAGTTAAGGGCTGCTACTGTTAAGTTTATACAGGAAAATCCTGTAAAAGCTGCAAGTGCTGGTGCTGTGTCTTTGTTTGCTAAAAAATTTATGAAGTTAAAAACTGCTGCCAAAGCAGGTTATGCTGGTAATGTTGTAACAGAAGCATTAGAAGCTGAAGATTTACCTTTTCAAGAGTCTATCAAAGCAGAGCTTGACAGAGGTATTTTTAATTTAACAGGTGAAGCAACTGAAGAAGAAACAACTGAAACTAAAACTGAAGAAGAGCAAAGAATAGCAGATGAAAAAGCAGCAGATGATTTAGCTAAGGGTAGAGGAAGTAAAGAAGAAGAAGAAGCAAAGAAAAGTTTTTCTGATAGATTTAAAGCAGGCATGAAAGACCCAGCTACTATAAATAAGTTAGGTATGCTTATGGATTACTATGGTAGAAACTTACAAGACAGAGGAGAAAATCCTTTAGTAGCTTATGAAAAAGCTCAGGCAACTAAGGCTGCTGCTGGTAAACCAGACACTGCTGCATTTAATGCTGTTGACATGAGCAGAGAAGATTTAGAAAATATATTTACACCGAAAAAGGGATGGTTTAAATTTAGAAGCGCAGCTGATAGAGAAAAAGCAGCTTCTAATATGATAGGCAGATATAGAACTATACAAAACGCAGCTTTTACTAGACATGGTGTTATACTTACGCATGCAGAAATAATGAAATTGTTAGAAGACGAAAGAGACCAAGCAGCAGCAAGAGCAGCAGCAACTAAATAGAGGTAGTAAATGGCTACAAGAAAAGAAGAAGAAGAACATCCTTTTGCTAACTTTGATTTTGGCAGTGCTTCATCTCCTGAGCTAAGTGAAGATTATTATAACAACTTTGATTTTAATTCAGGTGGTAGTGGCTCAGCCTTTGATTATTCAATAGATAGATTAATGAGAGCATCAGGCAGGGGTTTGTCTGAGTTGTTGCCTAGAATGGGTACTGAGTTGCCTTTAAACGTAAAAGATTACGCAGGTAAGATGCAACAAGCAGGCGAGCAGGGCATGGAAGAATATATCCCTGAGTATGAAGGGGGAATATTTGACCAGTCTTTGTCAGACATGCCGGGATTTATTGGTGAGAAGTTAGCAGAGAATGGTGCTGCTTCTGCAATAACTATGTTTGGTTTAACACTAGGTCAAAATCTTATGATGAAAGGACCGGGTGCTACTAAACTTATTGGTGCTGGTATAACAGGTGCTGCTGCCGGATTAAACTATTTAATGTTATTAGATGAGGCAGTAGAAACACATGCTGCTGCTGATAATAAAACAGTAAATGAATTAACAGATAAGGAAATAGGCAGGGCTAGTTGGACTGCTATACAAAATGCAGGATTAGATTTTGTACTTCCTAATGTATGGGCTAGGTCTTTAAACAAAGCAGGATTGCCTGCTAAGAAATCTTTTAAACAAATAGCTAAGAATTTAAAAGAAACAGATAAAGAAAAAATAGGTGCTATGCTGTACAAAGGGGCAAAACAAACTGCTCAATCAGCAGGCATAGAAGGTGCTACAGAAACTGCACAACAAATAAACACAATGCGTACTTCTGCATTAGGCTTAGAAGGGTTAGACAAGAACGACTTAGCTACTGATTTTGTAGTAGGTGCTGCTGGTGGTGGTGTCTATGGTTCTCCTGTTGCACTTAGTAAAGCTACAGATGTAAACAGAAGTCGTAAAAAAGACAAATTAATTTTAGACTTTGAAGATGCTCGTAGAAAAGCTGCTGCTGGTGAACAGTATACTTTAAACGTAGACCAATATAACAAACAGTATGATGAGTTACTAAAACAGTTTAATACAATGACTGGAGCAGGTGTGGCTACTGCTGGTGTAGGTCCTGTTGTTAGACAGCCAGATGCAATGGTGAATATTAGGCCACCTAAAAAAGACATTGATGCAAATGTAGAGGATGTAATTCCTGAGCTGTTTAATGCAGAAGCAGACCCTAAAGGGTTTCTTACTAATATTAAAGACGCAGCTGCTAATGTGTTACTAAGAAGAGCAACGGATGGTCTTCCTGATATACAAAACAAAGTACAGACAGGTAAAGAAATGGCAGCGTTTATGGCTGTGTCTTCTCCACTTACAGATGCTTCTACTGGAAGCGGTGAATCTCAAAATGTATCTAAGTCTTTTGAAACATTAAGACATAAGTACATAGGTGATTATATAAACAAGTTTGAGAAAGTTAAAAATAAATGGACTCGGCATGTTGCACTTATGGGAGAAATGGCTAGTAGTGTTAGACCGTCTGTTAATAAATACATAGCAGCTAAGTTGGAAGAAGGTAACGTTAGTCCTTTGTACAATTTACAAGAAGCTGAAGCTGAAGTAACTAGAGCTTTAGGTAAGAGAAAGAAAAAAGAATTAGATGCTAGTATAAAAGACATTGCTGATATACAAGAAAGTATTTATCAGGCTTTAAGTAAAACACTAGGCAAAGATGGTTTAACTATTGGACACCAAGAAGGTTACTTGAGCAGAGGTATTGATTACAAGAAAGTAAAAAAGAATCCAGAAAGATTTAAAGAAAGTTTAGTAAGAGATGTTGGTCTTAGTACAGTCGAAGCAGATTTAGTATTGCAAAATGTACTAAACGATGTTGACCCAAATGTATTTACTTCTGAGCAAATTAGGGCAGAAGCTACAGATGGTGGCATGGGAATATCTTCTTTTGAAAGAGCAAGAGATGGCAAGTGGGATAATCTTTCTCCTGAGTTTAGGAATGAAGATACATTAGATTCTATAGAAAGGTATTTGTTTAGTGCTGTTACAAGAATGGCATCAGCAGAGGCATTTGGCGGAGACAAAGCTAATAAGTATAACGATGCTATTAACACCTTGATTAAATCAGGTGCAGTTGACTCAGCTCAAGTAGAAAAACTATGGGGCATTTATGATGCATACCATAATGTATACAAAAAACCAAAGACACCTGAGCAACGGGCTGCTATACAAGCTATGAAAGGTTTGTCTACAGTAACTTCTATTAGTTACTTAGGACTAGCTACTATAAGTTCTTGGACTGAGCCTATGTGGATTGGACAAAGAGCTGGATGGTACAACATGCTTAAGGCTTCACCTACTGTAGCTGGATATGCGTTGAAAGGGTTAGCTCGTTCTATTTATGGAGGAGCAGAAGGAAAAGATGCTAGAACTTCTTTTGGCCGAGACTTGCTTAGAGTTATGGGCATGGCAATGCAACCACAAATGTCTGAAAGAATAGACAAACTAATGGCAGGAGATAGGAATGTTGCATTAAACTATTTCTTCCGTAGCCCCGGTGCTATGTTTTTGACACAGTACACAAATGCTGTAAGAGTATGGACTGCTGCTGCTGGTTTGAATATGATACAAGACCAATTAAACAACATAAATAATTTAAGTAAAACAAAGAAAAGATTGTTGTTACAAGAACTAAAAGAAAATGGATTGAGCATGTCAGACTTTGAAAAGGTAGGTGCTCTTGCTAATGGTAACATTAAAAATGCTATACTAGATGATGCATTCTTAGACAGTACATTTGTAAATTCAAAAGGCAATACTATTTCTGTAAGAGATGTAATGATTCCTTGGATGCGTAAAATAACAACAGATGTAGCACTTGAGCCAACTGCTGGTAATCGCCCGCTTTGGATGTCAGACCCTAATCTCATGTTAATTGCCCAGCTTAAATCTTTCCCTATATTATTTGGTAATACAATAGCTAGGAGAGTTAACGCTAAGTTAAATCCTAAGTTCTGTTCTTCTGATTTTGTTGGTAAGATGGCTGCGATTTCATCTATAAGTGCTGCAATAGGAATGGCTGCATTAGCTATGGCAATCAAGGATGCTATTAAAGGGGTAGAGGAAGAAAGAGGTGTCTTAGAAACAGTAAGTGCTGTGGGTATTCCGTTGATAGGAGAGCTTGGGGATGCTAAAGTTGCAGGTTACATTGCAGGACCGGGTCCAGCATATGTTGATGGCTTCTTGAAAAAGATTATGGGTGATGAGCCTGTGGGAGATACTGCGGAAGAAATGTACAAGATATTTTTAAATGCTACTACTGGTAGAATTGGACAGGAATATTTCTTAGGAGATTAGTAATGAGAAAATGTATAGACTTAGATAACCAACCGGGATTTCAGAATATAAAATCTCCGCCATTACAACAGGCTATTGACAAAGGCTTGTCAGATATTAATTGGGGTTATGATAAAAAGAAAGGGTCTAAGAAGAAACAGCCTTCAAGAGCTTAGCTATATTAACTAAGTACATCTTAGATGCCTTGTTATCCCCACCCATGACAGTGTAAGGTTTCATTTCCTCCATTGTTTTTCGTAGTTTGTCTGTGTTAAACACTAGGCTACAGCACAACTCTCCATCCTTAACTAAATTATGTACCCATAACTCAGCCTCTGTGCTAGTTAATCCTGAGGGTTTACCATAGCTCTCTGTCTCAATACAGATGTTACCTGTAGTTGCCCACTTATCCCTCTCTGTTTTAACTTCACACTTCTTAGCACCTGAGAACATCTCATCTATGTGCTTCTCCCATTGCTGACCAAACTCTAGGTCTACATCAAACTTTTTTAGTTCTTTTATGTCTTTGCTTTTGTTAAGTGCCAAGTTCCTCTCCCTTAATTTCTACGACAACATAGTTGTCCGTATCTAATCCACCAATCTCTGTAGTAACCTTAGTTACAATCTCATAGTGGTCATCTTCAATGACTTCGCCTTCTACTAATGCATCCATAAGAAACTTATGCATAGTAAATGTATAGTTATCTAAATCTCTTTTGTGTTTTGTTTTAAAGTATAGTTTGTAGTGTGGCTGTATGGTCTTGTACTTGGGCAGTGTTTGTACCCAATCCATAACAGTATCATGATAGGCTCGTTTAACATTATTCTTTTGTATGTAATGCATAGGAAAGAAATTGTTTAAACTAACTAAGTGTTCCTTTTTCTTTTCTCCTCTGCCTCTAGTGAACACAGGTAATGGAAGTATTCCTTTATTTTTCATACTTCCACCCTATGCATAATGTACTTTCTGGTGGTTTGCATTCTAAGTATTCTTGTCTTTCTATGTTTAGTTTATCTTCTAGTACACTGCACCCTATTAAGGTAACAATAAGAAGTGGGATAATCAGTAACTTCATTACTTTCTCCAATCAGATTTCCAAAGCCTTGGGCTAGGTTTATTTTTTTTCTTTTGTAATTCTCTGTAGAGTCTAGCAGTCTTGTCTAGTTGAACAAGACCACTAGGTTTCTTGATTGGCTTACTTGCCTCCACTCGTGATGTCTTTATCGAGTAGTTTCCAAATAATACCGGCTGCGATTATTCCCGCTAGTCCTGCATTACCAAGAGTCCAAACTATATCAAGTATAGAACCAATTACATTTCCTGTAAGGAAGGCTACCTTTGAACCAAAGATAATCTGTAATACAATTGATAAGCTAATCAACTTAATACCTACATCTATAGCACCATCAGCACCATTCTTTATTTTCTCTAACATAACTTACTCCTTTATTAGTCTAACATTTTTATAATGATTAGTTGAAGTGCTAAGATAAGTAATGCTGTTTCTATCATTCTACATCCCTCTCTTCTTCAACTAAGTCAACAAGTTCACATACACTACCAGTACATGCTAATGATTTAGTACCTACTGTCATATCTGTCAACTCGTACTGGCTAATCAAATCCCAGTCTACTGACTTAGGCATCTTCTTAGCTAGTTTGGTGTACTCTGCTTTAGTACAGTCTTCATAAGGTGCTTGTTGGTAGGAGTGGTCAGAGTGTGGCAGGAAACTAACACCACTGACCTCATCAAAGTGCTTGTATACCCACGCACCTACTTCCATCCACTCATGCTCTCTTACACTTACGGTCACACTAGGCTTATGTTCACAATAATATCTTTGATAAGTGAGCCATAGTTCTAGCTGTTCGATAGCAGTCCTGTCGTTCCTAAGTATAGCACCTTCGGGTGCTTTCATTGGGAAGGTAAAGACTTTAACGCTATTAGGTTTCATTACATCAGCCTCACAAGGTATGCCTTGGTCTTCCATGAGTTGAGCGATAGGGTCTTTAGCGTCTGCTCTTACTCTACGGAAATAGTAGTCATTGTGCCTAGTGTGTATACCACTTGCACTATCTACTAATTGACTGACTGTGCCACTAGGTTTAATCGCTGTTGTTGCAGTTGCTTGACTGATACCTAGCAGTTCTGACCAATGCTCATTAACCTTAACTGTTTCTTTTCTAAGGTCGCTGAGAAAGTCAGGTAAACTTCTTTTACCATAGTAGCCTCTATCTTCACTGCTACCATTCATAAAACTATTGTCCATTATACCAGTTAATGACACTCCAAGCAAGGCTTCTTCTTCTGTATTTTTAACCCATTTCGGTCTAAGTCTCTTAATATTAGTAAGACTTGCCTGAAATGTGCCCAGTATGGTGGCTAATCTTGCCTTACGGAGCATATCTTTCTGTGTGTCTGTTGCTCGTATCACTACCTCTGTTAAGTTACAAAATTGACCATCTCTCAGGATTATTTCACTACAAGGATTACAACCAAAGTCATGCTCAGTATCTCTCCTACCTATGGATGCTACCTGTTTGATAGCCGCTTCTCTGTTAAAGATACCACGCTCACCTGACTTAGATTCATATAAAGAAGTCCACTCTTTCATGAAGATTCCAATGTCTGGCTTTTCTGTGTAGCATACGCTATTGTTACTGAGTGCCATTTCCGGTGTGTCTGACCACCACTGACCTGACTTAGCGTTACGCATACGCTCATCAGTTAAGTTCGATAGAGATATAAGTGCTGACCTACGCACACCACCTACGACTACCACCTCTGCTATCTTACACATCATTCTATGACACTCATAACTTGTTAGCTTTCTTCCTACTGACTCTTTGAATAGGTTAGTAGCGAAGTTAAATAAATCAAGCAGTGGTTCAGGACCACTTGCTCTACCGCCAAAGGTAGCTAACCTAGAACCTTTGGGTCTAATCCTAGAGAAATCCCACTTAGGCATTTCACCATTGTATAAATAAGTAATTAGTTTTCTAAACGCAGACTGCCATCCTTCCTTACTGTCTTGTACCACTACTGTGTCCTCAACATCAATCATTTCTTCTGGTACTTCTGGTAGTTTGGAAATGAATTGTCTTTCTACACTAAAGCCTACACCAGTTCCATGCATGAGTACATACAAGCACTCATCAAATGCTTTGGGATGGTCAACACTAAGGTATGCACAGTTGTATCCGGCTATGTTGTTGTCTTTGAGTGCCTTGCCTGAGGTCATCAATGCTCTCATGCTCGGCATAACTTCTAGGTTTAATACTGCATCTTCTAATATTTTCCTAGTCTTGGGTAATAACTCATGGTCACAGTTCTCTTTGAGATGTTCTTCCATGAAGTCAAAGTATCTAGCAACTGTCTCTTGCCATGTCTCTCTTCTGTTTTTATCAGGTAGCCACCTTGCATATCTGCTTAGTGCTATAAAGTTTTGGTAGTCATTCGGTAGTGTGTTCATTCTTCATCCTCTAGTGGTGCGATTTCAATGTCAACCATCTTATCGCCATTCTCGTCATAATAATCTTTGTACTTTAATCTGCCATTTCTGTGTAATAGTATTGCTGTTGTTATTCCTTTGTCGTATGCTCTCTTGTGTGTAAAGTAAATAGCAACTGCACCTAATAACATAAAAGCTAGGCTTATCTCTATGTATTCCATTCGGTCTCCTCAAAGTCCTCTAAGAATCTATCTTTCTTTTCAATGAGTTTACTTTCAAATGCATCAAGTAACTCATCAGGCTCTATCTCTAACTCATCACATATTAAACAGGTGTCATAAGTTGCAGAGATAAAAGCCTTCAACTCTGGTAGTAGCTTCAAAAACTTGCTCCTTTATTGTCAACAAAATAATTAGTTATCTTGCCTGAAGGAATAGGTCTAGCATCTAAGCTACCATAACAGTCCTCTTTGAATCCACAAAATGCACAGGTCATGCATAGCTTCTCCTCTCCTGACTTAGTCATAGTAGTAGCGTTAGCTATTCTCATAGGCGGTGTATCCGAGGCCATTTTATTTTTTAAGTCAACAATAAAAGTATCTACATCTTGTTCAAGTTCCTGTTTGCACAGCTTAAGAGTTGATTTGTTTTTATTCAAAGCAAGGAAGTAACCATGCTTTCTCTTGTCTCCTTTGCCATAGGCTGATAGTTGCTTGATGTAGCCGAAGCCATCATCTTTAATACCATCCTCGGCAAACTTGTTATCCCAAGACCAAGCACTAGCGGTCTTAATATCTACAAGTTCTCCATCAATAGTGCAATCTTGAGAACCATCCACTCCCTCTACAGTATGTTTTTTCTGTTGTTCTGTAACTGAGTGTCCTGACAGTTTAATTAGAGCCACAAGCATAGCTTCTAACACATGACCTTGTAGAAAGGTAAGGTACACACTCCCATCTATCTCCTCTGGTGTGTACCCTTTCACAGTATACCACTGTGCCCTTTCACAACGACCAATGCTAGACATTCTCAAGTTTGTCTTTGCTTCATAAGGTTCAAAAGCATTCTTAATTGCTTGTTCAACCTCTCTACCACATTGCATAGCTATGGTGTCTAGGTCTCCAGAATAATTCTTTGACTTCATCACCTCGTACACATCGGGTATTATAGTATTTATACTCTTTTCCACTTTCTTACTCCTCTCTTGTTGTAATTTCTATTAGCCGATTTAAGTACCATTGTGCTTTCTTTAAATCTTCTAATCCATTCTTCATTTTGTAACGAGTTACATATTTTATCACATTGCCTTCCAGAAAACTCATGTTTTTTGAAGTGATATAATCAATGCACTCTATCCCTTGTGTGTAATGCTCAGGATTGATGTTGTCTTTCTTT